CTCGCTTTCAGCACCTGTCGTTTCCTTTCTTTTCAGAGGGTATTTTAAATAAAAACATTAAGTTATGACGAAGAAGAACGGAAACGCCTTAAACCGGAAAATTTTCATAAATAGCGAAAACACGCGAGGTCGCCGCCCCGTAACCTGTCGGATCGCCGGAAAGGACCCGCAAAATGATAATAATTATCATCTACATGTCACAACGTGCATCTACGCCATCAAACCACGTCAAATAATCAATTATGACGCAGGTATCGTATTAATTGATCTGCATCAACTTAACGTAAAAACAACTTCAGACAATACAAATCAGCGACACTGAATACAGGGCAACCTCATGTCAACGAAGAACAGAACCCGCAGAACAACAACCCGCAACATCCGCTTTCCTAACCAAATGATTGAACAAATTAACATCGCTCTTGTTCAAAAAGGGTCCGGGAATTTCTCAGCCTGGGTCATTGAAGCCTGCCGCCGGAGACTGTGCTCAGAAAAAAGAGTTTCGCCTGAAGCAAACAAAGAAAAGAGTGACATTACTGAATTGCTCAGAAAACAGGTTAGACCAGATTGAAGCAATTTAGATAATCGTGCAGACTACGCCCCCTCATATCACATGGAAGGTACTACAATGGCTCAGGTTGCCATTTTTAAACAAATATTCGATAAAGTGCGAAATAATTTAAACTATCACTGGTTTTATTCTGAACTAAAACGTCACAATGTCTCACATTACATTTACTATTTAGCCACAGAGAATATTCATCTTGTTCTTGAAAACGATAATACGGTTTTAATAAAAGGACAGGGTAAGGTTGTAAATGTAAGATTTTCAAAAAATAAATGCCTTATAGAAGCCACCTTAAAAGGATTCAAATCAGGAGAGTTATCATTTTACGAATACAGGAAAAATCTTGCTACAGCAGGGGTTTTCAGATGGATTACAAATATCCACGAAAACAAAAGGTATTACTATACCTTTGATAATTCATTACTCTTTACTGAGAACATTCAGAACACTACACAAATATTTCCGCACTAAATCATAACGTCCGGTTTCTTCCGTGCCAGAACCGGACTCGCTGGCATGATGAAATATGTGTACCCGGTAACCCCGGTGTGCATCGTTTTTGATTATTCCCGCACACTCGCGCAGAAGGAGTTCCCCGTCGGGCTACGGTCTCTGTTAATACGGGAATACGGCGACGATACAGCGCATGATGTGTCAGGCTTGAATACCTTTATCCTTTAAAAGGGATATCAGTTAAGTTATCCCGTGTAGGGTATAAGCCATTATCAAGCCCACCCGTAGATAGGCTTTGTAATGGCTACTTCGCTTTTGCTTCCGCTCGCTTACGCCGGCGCTCTTCTTTCCTCTCGGCTTTTGCCATGTCCATGAATGCCTGCATGATCGAGTTCCGCATCATGTAGCTAACAAAGTGATGATTGACACAGCCGTTGAGGCGCAGCTGCTCGCCAAACTCATCCACCGAGGCCAATGCTTCCATCATGCCCTTCTCGCCTTTCATGAACTCTGAGAAGTCGCGCCCCGCTCTGGAGGCGCATTCAATAACACGATCACTCATCCCGGAAGCCCGGGGATCGTAATCTGCAGCTGGTTAGCCAGGGAGTTAATCTCAGCGACCAACACTGGCTTCGTATAGCGCCATGCCGCCAGCCCTTGTCCGCAGAAGCTCGCCATATCTTTTTTCTGATCAAACTCATGACACTTCATATTGAGCTGTGCACTTAAGCTGTTGCGATGCTGAAGTTCTCCGGTGAAGTAGTCATCCAGGACTTTATAGGCTGCATATTTAAATCCGGGGTTTAGCCATGCTGCATAATCATAAGCAACAAACTTCCCGCCATATGTTCCACCGTGTACACCGCGCTCAGTAAAAACCACAGATTCGTGGTTTTTCTCCAGCTCGGCTAAGAACTCTTTGGTCTGCTTGTTTCGCAGGTAGTGGTACGGAGATTCAGATTCACTTTTACCACTGGCTTTCCACATATCAGTGAGGCAGATCATGCCATCTTCACCGATACGAATTGGTTGATTGAAGAGGGTTAATGATTTCATAGCGTGTACCTACTCTTTGAAATGAACCTTTGCCGCACAGGAAACCAGCCCACCGAGGCTCGCCAGCACTAACTGGTATCCTCAAAGGCCCATTCCAAAGGGGCAGGTTCGGTGTAAAAAAAACATGCGTTGCGGTACGCATTTATTGCAAAAAAGCCCCGCATCGCGAGGCTCATTAAATGGACTTTGTGATTTGCAAAAAAATTATTTCAGGCATTGCGTCCTGATGTACTCCTGCAGGTAGTTAACCTGCGCGGTTATCCTGTCGATTCCACTTCGGAGACGGTAATAATTGAGTTCAGCATCTGCTGTAAGTCTTGGGCTTTCTCCATCGCCCATGCTGCTGGCTCCGGTCTTTGACTTTGCACATGAGGCGGCGACTTGCAGCCGCTTACGCCCAGCAGAAACATCATCACGGAGACTTTCGATAGTCGCATTAGCATCAGCAAGCTCCTTTGTATATCTGGCATCGAGTTCTGCTACGTCACGTTGACGCTTCTGCATGTCAGCGATGATGGATGTGGCTTTGTCGCGCTGTTCTTTGTAGGTCATGGCGTTATCACGGTAATGATTAACAGCCCATGACAGGCAGACGATGATGCAGATAACCAGAGCATAAATAATCACGGCAACTCTGCTCACTGCTCTATCCCCCAACAGGCTAATGCGCTCTCCTGATCACGACGAATAACCTGACCGTAACAGTTATTTGAACGAAGGCGGCAATCGCGCCCCCTGTCCTTAATCCACCAGCGAATCGCCTCGCAGGCACCTTTACGATCACCTGCATTCAGCCGCTTATAAAATGTCGACGGAAAACACTTAGCGGGGCCAATGTTATAGGGACAAAATGACGCGATACCCGCTTTTTGTGGTTCGGTCAGTGTTACTTTAATATTGCGATCCACCCATGCCAGCGCCTTATCACGCTCAATGGCATTAACCTGATCGCATTTTTCCTTCGTCAGTGTCATGCCCGGAATAACAGGTTTACCATCTACTATCGTGGCACCGCGACAGATGGTCCATATGCCGGAACCATCGCGGTATGCCGTAGTGTGGTTACCCTCTTTTTCATCCAGAAACTGGTCAAGTATCTCAGGAGCAGATGCGCCTGCTCCAATCAGCGCCAGAACGGCCGCTGACAGGCCGTATTTGATTTTTGCGTTCATGGATATTTATCAGGATTTATCGGTTTCTGAACCCTGGATATGTTTATCTGCCCCGGCCTGTTGAATCAGGCGGGGAAAAGGTAAATACAATCAAGAGGATTATTTATGGACAATAACACCATTTCTCTACAGGAGTTGCTCGACTGCATTTCCAGGCTTCGGGATGATGTAAATGCCCTCACTGTTGCATTTTCATATCTGGCCTTATCAATTCCCAGAGAACAAATGCAACCAACACTGGCATCGCTCCTGCTTGAATCACGCAACCCCAAATGGTCCCAGGAACAACAAAATTCTTTTAAGTGGCTGGCGGCATTACTGGAAGAAAAATATGCTGGTAAAATTACCATTTCGGTGGAGTCTTCAGAAAATCAGTAATTCTTCCTGGTAGCTTTCCTTTGTAGGTTATCCACACATTCTGCGCCTCTAAAATTACGGGGCGCTTTTCCGGCGACTGCTCATCCCCTTCACATAACCCGGCAGCAACATCCAGGAAGACCTGTCTGATGCTCCTTCTGGCTGCAGACTCATAAAACTCCAGCGCAGCACCTTCAACACGGTTCAGCGAGATGTCCAGGTCAAAAATTTCACCGTCAAAGCGTTTTTTGTCTTGTAATGCTACAGTTACCGCAACTTTATTCTCAAAATTGCGGATCCCTTTCACAATCAGTTCATAGTCTTGGGTCATTATATTACTCTCCTCTCGCAGCCTTTCTTCTGTCTTCTCTGATTTTGAAGTACAGATTTGTCAGATAAGTCAAAAAACCCAGAACCAGGCTACCCAGCACACCTATTGCTGCCCACTGTGAGGGCGTGACTTTATCGAGCAGCTGTAAAAACCAGTAGCCAGCACTGCCTGCGGAGGTGCCGTAGGCAATGCCTGTTGAAATTTTGTCCATGGATTTCATAGCCTCACCTCCGCACGGAACGGATGGCATAGTTATTATGTGTAGGCTTTCAGACACATCAATCAGAGCCTTAATTGATATATATGCTGGAGACGATGCAATATAAAAAGCTCGCCGTAGCGAGCTAATAAAATGTATTTCTCTGATATTATGTTTATTTGTATTAGCTCAGACTTGACATCACAGGTTTCGTATATAGAACATCATCAAATCTGTCAGTTTGCTATGAATGAGATATAGTAATTGAAGAGCTAACCTCGCATGTCAAAGCCAGATTTCTGAAAATCTCTGTAGACTTCCGGATTGTTGAAGGCCGGAAATTTGGCTTTATGAGCTGCGGACTTTATCGCTTCGCAATAGGCTTTATCACCGTTACTGGTAGATATTTTTAACGCCGTGCCATCCTGAGAGAATTCCATATGCAACCTGCATTTTTTCCCTTTCCAGTTATGCGGCTCATCAAGTTGGGCATTAATTGCAGCTCTGATTCCCCGCGCTTGCGCCCCCCATTCATCCTGATCATCCCAGCGTCCTGAACTGCAACTACCCGTAGCAGTAGTTTTGTGGCAATCTGAAGGGTGTAAAGGTGTGCATCCCGCAACAAAACCGACCCCAAAAGTCAACATAACGATTTTCTTTAATCCCACTTCTTGCTCCTCAATCCATTAAAATCTCAGCAATAGTAGTTGTTACGTCCGCCACTGGCTCAGAGCTGACTATCCGCTAAATTTAGCTCAGTGCCGTAGCTGTGTCAGAACAAACCTAAGCCGAAACCGTTTATTACAAAACAATAAATATCAGGGTTTAAAATCCAGCACCCCATTTTGAAATACTTTATATACTTCCGGCGAAGGGGGGGCAGGTATATCAGCATTCTTTATCGCATTCATCGCTTCACGACATAAATCGAGGTCTCCACTTTCTCTTTTAACCTCCAGTAGAAGGCCATTCGGGGCCATATGCATTCTCAGTGTACACTCTTTTCCTGAATACTTACTCGCATCCCCGAACTGTTTTTCGATGGCGCTCTTGATTTGATGGGCATACAGACGGATATCCTCACTAACATCAGAAGTACGTTCAGATGAACTCACATACTGTGTCTCTATTGCTTTATCGGAGTAATATGATGTACGGTCATGATAATTTGTCGATACAGCATCAGTGCACCCGATAATAATCCCACTAATAATCAACATAAGAATTGATGCGCTACGAAAACCCATTTTTCCTCACATATGTCATATAGTAAAGGATTATATATACCGTTGTTTTGGACGCTCAAACAGCGAATCAGATCAAATAAAACGCACATTTGTTAACATTTACACAAAGGCTGCGTGGAATATTCTGAAAGAATATCCATAATGTGGAGAGAATCTATTGAAGTGCATGGTGCCGGGTGCCTCCCGGTGAATTCAGTACCAGCACCTGAATCCGCGATTATCCCATATACCTACTCGCTGATTGCCCCTCCGCACAGGGGGATTCACCATGCCAGTTTCTTTTAACAAACTCCCCGCAAACCAGAGAACAGTCAACCGCCTGAATTGTGAAGTATTTAAAAATTTCTCCCGCTAACTGATACCCGGCTAACAGTCTGGCGTTTTCTTTTTCAGCAACGGGAAAGCAACAACCACCACACCCGCCACCAGCACACCGTCAGCCAGCACTGACATTATCCGGCTGCTGCAATGCCATTCACAAAAACAGTAAGCAATCACTTTTTACCGTAACAGGTGATAATCCAGATATGTATCTACCCCAGATGAGTAATCCGAAGTTCATCCATACCACAGGTCCTGGCTATTCTGTTGTACTCCTGAACAAGAGCAAATAATTCTGAATTAGCAACCATGAACTCATCGCAAACCCTCTGTATAGCATCACTATTCAGAATAATAACGTCTCTTCCCGAAAGACGATCAGGAGCACAGAACAAAACTGTCAAACGGCTGAAGGCCTTTGCTCGTGCTGCATTGACTATATCAATACGCTGCCTAAGGATGAAACACCCCGACGCCTCATCAATATTCACTCTACCCACACCATATGAATGATAAATATTTAATGCTGAAAAAACCATTAGACCGTATAACAAACACTCAATCAATACTTAACAGAACTTTTATTTTTGACAAACATATTATGTTTTCAACAATATCCTGAGCCAGGTATATTCCAGTATAAGGCTCTGCCGGAAGGAATCTGGAAGAATGAATATGGCGCGCTGTACTGGATTCGAACCAGTGACCGATTGCTTAGAAGGCAATTGCTCTGTCCGGCTGAGCTAACAACGCTGAATACCGATAATGGACCGCCATCGGGGACCCGCCCCCGCACCAACAACCCTGTTATCGTGTCGTCTGCTCTTCCTGATAAGCTAATGGCGGTTTGTGATGGTGGCCCTTGCTGGATTTGAACCAGCGACCTGGCGATTATGAGTCGCTCGCTCTCACCACTGAGCTAAAGGGCCGGGAGCAGAATAATAACGGTCCGTAATTAATTCCGCAATAAAAAACCCGCTCGGCGGCGGGTTGTAGAAACTCTTCTAACGTCAGGCATAAAAAGCCCATCATTATGACGAATTTACCACAGATTCCGGAAAAATCAACCTTGTTACCTAGTTACCTTTTTTAACTGCCGCTCAGCCCATGCTTCTTCAATATCAAACCGGGTCACCAGCGCATCATAGAATTTCTTAACTGTTTTTTCCCATGACGCGCGTGTTATCTGGTTTGTCACCTCGCATATAGCATTAAATGCCTCCGTTGATGGTAGTCTTTCATAGCCACGACCACCACAACGCTGGCAGTCTCTGATAACAGGCATACCACGTTTTACCGACTCTTCACGGTGAATGGCGACACCACGCCCACGGCAATCCTTACAGGCGGTGGAAACCTCACCCTTTCCGCCACACTCCGGACAGGCAACTTTTACCACCTCCCTGACTTTTTTCCATTCTTCCCAGTAAGACGGATACACACCTTTCGTACACTTTGCCCATACCGGCGGCTTACCATCCGGATACTGGACCTTGTTTGTAAAAACTACGCTTTCAATAAATTTTTCCCCATAGCAACAAGGGCACTGCTTTTTACTCGCTGCGCTGCGGGCATAATCCTCAAAAGCGTACGAAGCCATAATGCGCATCACTACCGGTTTTATTTCTGCCGGAAGTTTTCTCAACGCCGCCACACGATCGCACCGACTGAGTGCATAATCTGCCAGTAATTCTGTTGCCCGCGCCCTGTCATTCATACTGATGCCCATTTTCCCCAGGAACGCAGAAAACCCCATCTCAGCCCGATTCTGTGTCATGCCCTGCGCGGCCATCACATCAGTGATACTCAGCGCATCTTTTGACGTTGAAGCCGATGCATCGGTCAGGCAAGGGGATTTTGGGGAGTAGTATTTCGGTAAATCTTCCAGTTTCATTTTTTGACCTGCTCTTCATGCATTATGGGGTAAATCTTCACCCCCATACGTCCACCAGATACTGGCTGACCACGAACGATATTGATTTCATCAAACTGCTCATCGTCCATTAACACTCCCGCATGCGTCAGCGCATCCAGCGGTGCTTTCAGGATATTGTCCAGGTCGCGACGACGCTTATCCGGTGGCTCTGCAATCACCTTTATCGCCAGCCTTCCGGACAGGCTTAATTTCAGCCGCTGCTGGCGAACAATAAGCGCCACAGCACGGCGATAACGCTTTCCCTCCTCCGAGATAAAATATGTGCTGCCACGGCGTCGCCAGTAAGTGTTCACCGTCGGCGGGTAAGGTAAAACCAAATCTATGAGCATCAGTCACCTCTTTTACCCAAGCACGCCAGTTGCAAAGGCGTGATCAAGAAAACGAAAAATTAAATCAACCTGAGAACCATGCTTTTCTTCGAACGCCAGCGGATCCGCATGAAGCTCGTTGTGATGCTCCCGACACAGCGGTAGCGTGAAAATATCGTGAGATTTTGTCCCCATTCCGCCCTGACCATGACCAATCAGGTGATGGGGATCGTCGGTTGGCTTACCACAACACGCACACGGCTGTGTCTTCACCCAGCGTGTGTATTTCTCGTTAACCCAGCGGCGACGTTTAGGTCGTTTCATAAAAGATTCCGGAGACTCAGGATCAACGGCAATGCTGACCACCGTCTTTTCCTGTGGTGGGTTCTGTTGCTGGTGGGCGTGAGGCAGCGGCGCAAGATTTTTTGTGCGCTGTTTCAGTATGCTGGTGGCGGTCTGCTCTCCCGGTACGATGTCGCTTTCACGGTACATTGAGCGGATTTTTTCCGCACGCAACCCCAGCGAACGACGTAATACCGCTTCCGGTAGCGCGTCCGCCACCTGATTGCGGACCGCCCACCAGGATAATTCAGCCAGAGATAATTCACGCTCCTGCGTACCGCTTATTGCGTGACCGATGACGTCAATCATCCATGCTGACAGGTTTTGATGAGCAAGTTGCTCGAGTGATTCGGATGTCTGGTCACGCAGCTGGTTGTCGCAGTGCCAGCACAACACCATTGCGCCGGTACCATAACGGTGAATGACGGTTTCGCTGTGATGATAATCGCCGTGTGGCCACTGGCAGGATTTAATATGGCGCAACAGCCAGTCAGACAATGCACCAGCACCACAAGCAGCACGAATCACCCGTGCGTTACTGAAAAACGGCAGCAATGTTTTGTCTTCCACCAGCGGCTGGCGAGCGGCAGGAACGACCCCGGACGGCAGATTACGCATGCTTTTCGGTTCCGGCTCCACCAGTAACCGGGTATTGTGGAATACCGGCATGGATTCACGGCCCGGCTTAACGATCACCAGCCCGAGTTCCGGTACCAGAACAGGTCGAAGTAATACCCGCACGTTACCTCCAGATGCGTTGCTGGAATGTGTGGGACGGACGCGGTGGGCGTTCGGAGTAAGGCAATCTGACTGAGATTATCCAGTGACGGTAGTCGAGGCTAAGGGCTTTTTTAACCTCGTATCCGCGCCTGCGGTAACACTGAATTATCCATTCAGCCTGCTCTTCAGTGCATGGTGGATGCTGGAACCAGTCCGATTTGAATGCATGAAAACGCCGTCCGCACCTGCTGGCAAAGACGGCAGAATCATCAGAATTGTGTAATTTGGTATCGTGCGCCATCGGTTGTCTCTGCTGGCGCAGCAGGTGCCAGTTGTTCAGGCTGGCGTATAAAGTATAAATAAACTGGTTCCAGTGTAAAGCCCCTACATTAATGGAATAAAAGTCAAACAACAGATTGTTGGGATAAACACAACGCTTATTATTAAAAGCGATTAGATAAATTAAATTTTAATGTTATGCAATTTTACCAGATCACCATAACATCTCGTTTGAAACCACCGAAACAACAACCATATCAATATTGATTATGTTAAAGTGAGTAAATATGGAAAACAACAAATCTGCACATTACGCTCCTTTTTTATCTGTGATACTTTTTGTTTTATGCTGTGTGTGGGCATTATTTTTATAAAAATATTTACAGATAAAATAAACCCGCCGAAGCGGGTTAAGTGCGGGTGCATTGAGGATGCCTGACACATCAGAGGTGGCGAGGGATTTCTCCCTCGCCAAGTCTCTTACTCCTCAGGTTCGTAGACTGTGAAGACAGCGACCTCCGTCTGGCCGGTTCGGATTCGTACCTCGCAGAGGTCTTTCCTCGTTACCAGTGCCGTCACTATGACGGTTAAACAGATGACGATCAGGGCGATTAACATCGCCTTTTGCTGCTTCATAGCCTGCTTCTCCTTGCCTTTCGGCACGTAAGAGGCTAACCTAGATTTGCCGTTCATAGATTGAGCCTCAGATTAATGTTAAGCGTCTTGCAGGACGCGTAATGTTAACTGGGGCTTTTCTCTATCTGCCTTTGGTGTTCATGCCTGAGACAGATAGCCTCAAGCACCCGCAGCCATTCTACTTAACTCCCGTCACCTGGCCAATATAAAATCAATCAGAAAGGCGATCCATAAGAACAACAGCAAGACAATAAATTGCCATTACAGCTGCAATAGCCAGCGCACATTTGAGAACCAGCACGACAACCTCCTGTATTGGACGTACACCAGTCCTGATAAATATGAGGCTCTCTCATCATTGATGAGATACAACTATTGGGTATAGTTTCTGTGATTTTGTTCTGTAGAAATGGAACACAACAACCAGTAACCACCAGCGATTCTTTAAATACGCCAAATCCGACGCAAGCTAACCTTCTAGTCCGCTTTGGGCGAAGACCGGACGTTCGATAGGTGTGAACTAGTAACTTTAAAAACATTTAATTACCAGTAAAAAAACAAGAATATACTATCACTTTTCCAATTTTTAATTACCCTTATCAATTTTAAGAAATACATTTCCAATCTCATCAGAATAATCCTGTATTATTTTTGAAATGACGGCATGATCAATGGTTGGTTTTAAGAATAAAAGTGTCACAGTAATCTGCATCAAACTAATAGCAGTAGCATGGGCTGGATCAGCCATTCCTGAATCACTTTGCCCGACCAATAATATATCATCACCAGTTTCACAGAGACCAAGCCTATTTCTCATTGCCTTGGAACCGGTGTGTACATTCTGACTCGCCCACTTATAATAAGGGCGCATGTGTTCTAACTGAACATCTTTCTCAATAGCTCCAAACCCCACTTTATTATGGTTAGGGAAAATATAAGATGCCCACCCATAATTATCTGCATATTTTTTGCCGTATTTTTTTATTAATAGATCAAATTGAACTTTACACTCAGCTATTTCTTCAATAGTTGGACCTTTTGCTTCTAACCGGTGCTCGTACTTTTTGTGTTCCAACATTCCAGTATATGAATCAACCACTTCATGGTAGTAAAAGCGCTCAGCACACTCTTTTCCATGCTTTGCTATAAACATAGCTGTGGCTGCTACCTCATGAAGTGCTCGCCATCTCGCTTGGGCAGCATCTGCAAATCCATTCTTTAAGAGACACAAAATTTCGTTGGCGATGTGGCAAGCTCTTGCGTGATGCCGAACGACTAAATCAAAAACCACATCCTCTTCAGAGGCAGCTTGTGGTCTATAAGAACGATTGAACTCTTCACCGGACTCCGTGCATATCACTATAAGTGTTTCGAGCAAATCAAAAGCCTCTGCCCATCTTGAAATATTTCTCTCAACAAATTCATCACAAAGAGAACGATGTTCTCTAAGCATTGCATTGGCCGAGCCAATAAGAGATTTTTTAACGACAATGGCTATTTTGGGAATTAGGTTATTAATTTCTTTTTCGATATCAGCGTCACCAGATAAATCAAGCCTCTCTTTTAAAAGGCTGTCTATGTGCTCAAGCAAAATATTATGAAAAGTATCCATGTCATATCTCAATAAGTTTTAAATCCATGTGGCACACCCATAATATAAAAATAAACAGCATGCCAGTCTAAGTCTGGCTATTTGTATATCATATCACCTGAAACATTGACAGATGTAACCCACCAAAATATTATCAATGACCACTCTTGGCACAAAGCGAACAACCACGCTAGCTCTACCTTGTGCCATGAAAATGTCAATGCATATCTGAACTAATGCCCTTTAATCTAGTAACGTCTAAAATACCTAACATTTCCCTGATAAAATGCCATAATGCGCTGCATAACTTCGCTCTTCCGGCACTCGCGACAGATTATGTTTAGACAACTATCGTAGCGACGTATTTCTCCGTCAGGTAATGACCAGATAAGGTCCGGATCAACCGCAGATGGTTTCTTCAGCTTTGCCCTTGAGAGCTTTTTACGGGCATTTTGCCAGTCCTTACGCGCCTGTTCAGACGGGAATAACCCGTAACCAGAGTTGTATACATCGCCACTGGCAACCAGCTCTCTGGCCAGAACGCTCATCAGATATCTTGTTGCCCCAGTTTTAGTTTCCAGTTGTCGTAACGTCTCGCGCCCACTCTGGCGTACGAGTTCAACAACCTGCCCTTTAATTTTTTCCCGCTCTTCTTGTGTAAAAACTTTTGCCACAAGCCCTCCTGAAAATTACCTCATGACCAGAAATTAACACTTACCCCCTGAAGCCCGGCGGAATTTCGTTATCCGGTTCAGAAATATGATTCACACAACGCTGGTTGTTCGTGCCGCTTACCGGGAGCAACCAGGGGTTCTCAAAATTCCGGTCCGGTCCAAAAAACGTCGTCGCTCGCTGAACAAATTCCGTTCCCGTTTTCCCGGTAGCCGCCAAGTATCTTGCGTAACGCCTCACGCCATCCAGCATGGCCTCTGGTGGCACCCCCTCGCGTAATCTGGCCTTCCAGGCACTGAAAGCGGATTTCTTCGGGTTTGCTCCGGCACGCAACGGGTACTCCCGCCAGACCTGTTCGAACACATCCGGATAATCCACTCGTCCCACAGACAGCCCGGTGTTTTCCGGGACTACCCGATCGGCTTCCCGCTGAATGGCGGAATCGGCTTCAGGCTGCTGCAGTTGGTGTGATTGTTCCGGCCTTTGGGTCATCACCTGCTGCACAGCGCCCGAATCGGCTTTCAGCGCATACGCTGAATCGGCTTCCGGTGTCGTGCCTGCTGGCTGACCAGGATTGACGGTCTGAACATCCCCTGCCTGGTTCGTGGCGTTTTTTACGCCATGGACCATAGTGTTTTGATCTTCTTGATCTGTATCTTTATCTGTATCTTTATCTGTCGTGACTCGTCGTGACATGTGCGTGACATTTCGTGATGCGCCGTGACAATCGCCATT